AGATTAGAGCAATGGCAAAAGACTTTGATTCTATAAGGCAATCCTTTAAAGGAGCTTATAAAGATCTACAGGATGAGCAACAAAGCAAAGTAAGAGGTGGTCAGGGATTAGCATATGATATGTAATGGACGAGTTTTGGAATGACATACCCACTTGGGATAATGGTACTTGGACAACTACTAACTTTGAAACTAGAGATGACTTTAAAACATTTGTCTTATCTGTTTTTAAAGAACCAGGTCAATACAAGTTTAATAAAGATTCAGCAGCTATATTTAATGAGCAGGCTCAGATCTTTAAAAGAGATAAAGTATATTGTACAGCACCATTTAAGTCTAAAGACTTTATTAACTACTGGGATGATCAGAAAACTAAATGTAGAAAAGGAGTAATAGTTAGATCCGGTAATGAGATCTGGTTCCTAGCCAGAGAGTATTATATGTGGCTTAACTTCTTACCTATCTTTAATAAAGAGATACAAGCATTTGGATTTGCTGATATACGAGATGCTCAGTATCATATGGCTCTATATGAGCTACTAGCAGAGTTACACTATAAGCATGCTGCTATACTTAAGAAACGTCAGATAGCATCATCATACTATCATGCAGGTAAACTTCTCAACCAGCAGTGGTTTGAAGCAGGGGTCACTCTTAAAATGGGTGCCTCATTAAAAGACTACATCAATGAAAAAGGTACATGGAAATTCTTAAATGAATATGCTGCATTCTTAAATGAGCATACAGCATGGTACCGTCCAATGTCTCCAGATAAAGTCATGATGTGGCAACAGAAGATTGAAGTAAGAAAAGGAGATAGAAAAACAGAAGTAGGTCTCAAGGGTACAATACAAGGTATGTCATTTGAGAAAGATCCTACTAATGGTGTAGGGGGTCCGGTTAAATACTTCTTCCATGAAGAGGCAGGTATTGCTCCTAAGATGGATGTAACCTTTGGTTATATTAAGCCAGCACTTAAATCAGGTATGATAACTACAGGAATGTTTATTGCTGCAGGATCAGTGGGTGACTTAGATCAGTGTGACCCATTAAAACAAATGATCTTGGATCCAGAAGGAAATGAGATCTATGCAGTAGACACAAACCTAATAGATAAAGATTACACTATAGGTCAGTCAGGTTTATTTATACCTGAGCAATGGTCAATGCCACCATATATAGATGAGTACGGTAACTCACTTGTAGAAGAAGCATTAAAAGCATTAGATGAATACTTTGAGCAGTGTAAGAAGAAGATGTCTCCTGAAGCATATCAGCTTGAGGTATCTCAGCATCCTAGAAACATAGAGGAAGCATTTGCACATAGAAAAGTATCTATATTTCCCCAGCATCTCGTAGCGGCACAGCTAAAGAGAATAGAAGACAAAGATTATCCTTATGAGTTTTTAGAAATCTACAGGGATGAAGTAGGTCACCCTAAAGTAAGAGAAACAAATAAACTCCCAATATCTGAATTCCCAATATCTAAGAAGACAGAAGATAAGACTGGTACTCTTGTAGTATGGGAAAGACCAGTTAAAGATCCTAGCTTTGGAATGTACTATGCATCAATTGACCCCGTGTCAGAAGGTAAGACAACTACCTCAGAATCACTATGTTCCATCTATGTAATGAAAGCTCCAGTTGAAGTAACCAAAGTTAATGGTGTTGAAGCTGAGACATATATAGAACAGGATAAGATAGTAGCAGCATGGTGTGGTAGATTTGATGATATCAAGAAAACTCATGAAAGACTAGAGCTTATCATAGAGTGGTATAATGCCTGGACAGTGATAGAGAATAACATCTCTCTCTTTATCCAGTATATGATATCCAGAAAGAAACAAAAGTATCTTGTACCTAGAACACAGATTATGTTCTTAAAAGATCTAGGAGCAAATGCTAACGTATTCCAGGAGTATGGTTGGAAAAATACAGGTGTACTATTCAAGTCACATCTATTAAGTTATGTTATAGAATATACTAGAGAAGAGCTAGATACAGTAACAAAAGAAGATGGTACAATAGTCAAAACTATTTATGGTGTAGAGAGAATAATGGATCCTATGTTACTCAAAGAAATGAAAGCTTATACTGAGGGTCTCAACGTGGATAGACTTGTTGCATTCTCTGCATTGATAGCATTCATGAAAATTCAGCAATCCAATAGAGGATTTATGAAAAGAATGGTGATGGATGATGCAGCTAAAAACTTGCAAAAGTCAGAAAATTTATATAAATTAAATAATAGTCCGTTCCGGCACATGGGAAGGGGTAATATTAAAATGGGTCAATCTCCTAAGAGGTCACCATTTAAAAACTTTAAATAAGAACTATGCAAGTATATAATGCGCTACAGTTAAAACAAGGTGCTAAGGTTAAGCATAACAGGATGGGTAGTATTACTCAGCCTCTTCAATTTATACCTAAAGATGAAAAAGACCAAGAGTGGGCAGCATGGAATCTAGACTGGCTAGAGTGGAACGGGTTAAAACAAATCCGGATGAATGCCAGAAGATTAATGAAGAACTACAAACTTGCAAAAGGTATAATTGATAAGTCTGATTATATCATTGAAGAAGATAATGAATATAGAGATATAGTTGAGACACTTACCAAAGAAGATAACTCTGCATTAGAATTAAAGTTCTACCCTATTATACCTAATGTTATTAATGTTCTAGTAGCTGAGTTTGCTAAGAGATCAACTAAGTTAACATACCGTGCAGTAGATGAGTTCTCCTACAATGAGATGATGGAGGAAAAGAGAAAGATGGTAGAAGATACTCTAATGGCTGAAGCTAAGATTAAAATAGTTTCTGCTATGATGGAGCAAGGTCTTGATCCTAATTCAGAAGAAGCTCAACAACAACTTGATCCACAGAATTTAAAAACACTACCTGAGATAGAAATGTTCTTCAAGAAAGATTACAGATCTATGGTGGAACAGTGGGCATCACATCAGCATAAAGTAGATGTTGAAAGATTTAGAATGGATGAGCTAGAAGAAAGAGGTTTCCGTGACATGTTAATCACAGACCGTGAATTCTGGCATATGAAGATGATGGAGGATGATTATGAAGTAGAATTATGGAATCCTGTATTATCATTCTATCATAAGTCACCTGATGCAAGATATATCTCACAAGCTAACTGGGTTGGTAAAACTGAGATGTATACAGTAGCTGATGTTATAGATAAATTTGGTTATCTGATGACAGAAGAACAACTTGAGGCACTAGAAGCAATATATCCAATTAGATCTGCGGGTTATAACATTGGGGGTATGCAGAATGACGGGTCATACTATGATGCTACCAAGACACATGAGTGGAACGTAAACCTACCATCACTAGCCTATAGACAATATACCTCTATGGTATCAGGATCTATACTAGAAGGAGGTGACGTTATATCACAGATCTTAGCTGAAGGTGAAGATTATAATGTAGCTGGTACATCTTACTTATTAAGAGTATCACAATGTTACTGGAAGTCACAACGTAAGGTAGGTCACTTAACTAAGATAACTGATGCAGGTGAGGTAATCAATGAGATTATAACTGAAGACTATAAGATAACAGATAAGCCTATCTATGACACTAGAATCTTTAAGAATAAGACAAAAGATAATTTAGTATTTGGAGAACACATTGATTGGATTTGGATTAATGAGGTTTGGGGTGGAGTTAAAGTGGGTCCAAACATTCCTTCATTCTGGGGTATGAATAACCCGGGAGGATTTACTCCAATTTATATAGGAGTAGATAAGAACAAGATAGGACCACTAAGGTTCCAGTTCAAAGGAGATAGCTCATTATACGGATGCAAGTTACCTGTAGAAGGTTCTATATTCTCAGATAGAAATACTAAGTCAACTTCATTGCTTGACTTAATGAAACCATATCAGATTGGATATAACATTGTAAACAATCAGATAGCAGATATCTTAGTAGATGAACTAGGTACTATCATCATGCTTGACCAGAATACTTTACCAAGACACTCATTAGGAGAAGATTGGGGTAAGAATAATCTAGCCAAAGCATATGTAGCAATGAAGAACTTCCAGATGCTACCTCTTGATACATCTATCACAAATACTGAGAATGCATTAAACTTCCAGCATTTCCAGAAACTAGATCTATCACAGACAGAAAGGTTACTATCAAGGATACAGTTAGCATCTTACTTTAAGCAACAAGCTTATGAAGTAATTGGTGTGAATCCTCAACGTATGGGGCAGCAGTTATCACAGACCACAGCTACCGGAGTAGAACAAGCAGTAAACGCATCATATGCTCAAACAGAGATGTTCTTTATTCAGCACTGTGATTATCTAATGCCAAGAGTACATCAAATGCGTACAGACTTAGCACAGTATTATCATTCTACTAAACCGTCTACAAGGTTAACATACTCAACTACTGCTGATGAGAAAGTTAACTTTGAAATAAACGGGACAGACTTATTACTTAGAGATCTAAATATATTCTGTACAACTACTGCAAATAACAGAGCTATATTAGAACAGCTTAAGCAACTTGCTATGAGCAATAACACTACTGGTGCATCTATATTTGATCTTGGTAAGATTGTACAGTCTGACTCTATTGCTGAACTTAACAATGCTCTTAAGA